TAAATACCTTTTTATATTTGGAGGGTTAAATAATGAATTACCTAGTAATAATCAACTTAACAGACGGCAGCCTTGAATATTTCACGCTGTACGATAAACAGGAAGGGCCTGGCATTATCTATCTATCGTTAGAATTAATCGATGCTCTGTCTCGTTCACATCAGCGGTATTTAAACTGTAAGGTAGTAGGACGAATCGTGCTAGCCTAGAAATACCCCAGCATGGTATACTTCAGTCAACTAATAGATTGAGGTATACCATGCAACGACCGATTAAGAACTCTTACCCCGAATTTAAACACCTAGCTATAAGCCTAGACGAGCCGTCTCTCGCGTTAATGCTTCCTAAACAAGACGCAAACGGTTCACGCGCACGCTGGGCCGCGCATCAATACGCCCGCCGTCAAGGCTGGAAGATTCAAACATCATTCCAGAACGGGCACCTGTACATTTGGAGGCTTCAATAATGTTATTCCGGGGCTTAACAACACAACAGCTTGCCTTTTGCCGTGAGTACGTCTCCGGCAAGACACCACGCGAGGCAGCACTTGCCGCTGGGTATGAGGAACGCGGCTCGTCTGATGCGGCTAAGCAGTTATTGGATAATCCTAAGGTTTTACGTAAGATACGGGACATGATGAGCGCAGCCGATAAGCTGGCTATGTTCAGTGCAGAACGAGTCGCTGAGGAGTACGCAAAAATCGCATTCGGCGATATCCGCGACCTTTACGACGAGCAAGGCAACCTCTTGCCGATCCATCAATTAGACGAGGCCACGGCGGCCATGATAGGGGGCCTGGACGTTGATGAAATGCGAGCCATGGGGGTCACTATAGGTCACACGAAGAAAATCAAGCTGAACGACAAATTAGCGGCTTTAAATGCCTTGGCCAGAATGAAGGGCCTGTTCATCGATAAGCAGGAAGTGACCGGCAAAGAAGGCGAACCGTTGACTATAACTGTGATTAAAAGAGTGGTGAAACCGAATGAAACTGAAAATAGCTAACAAACTGGAGATACGCGATGAAGACGGAAACTATATGGGCTGTTTATATCGCGAGAGTAGTAAGCACCCTTATGTATTTGTTGGAAACAGTGCCGATCTTGACGCTAAAACACTGCGCGAAATTGCTGATAAATTAGACGAATTAAATGCAGATTGATGTCCAAGTCCCCGAGGTATTTCTCTCCCTGGATGAACCGGCAAGGTACAAGGCAATCTATGGCGGGCGCGGTTCGGGCAAATCCCACAATCGAGCGGAAGCGCTTATATTCGATGCGCTCGATAATAAAGGGCTTCGGGCGGTATGTATCCGCGAGGTACAGAAAACCCTTAAAGAGTCATCAAAGCGATTAATCGAGGATAAGCTCTCACAATTCCGACTCGGTGAAGCACAGGGCTTTAAAGTCTATCGTGAGGTTATCGAGACGCCGGGCGATGGCATCGTCATATTCCAGGGGATGCAAGACCATACAGCCGATTCTATTAAGTCCCTGGAAGGATACGATCGGGCGTGGGTAGAAGAAGCGCAGACAATGACTGACCGCTCTCTGACACTGCTACGTCCAACAATCCGCGCCGCGAACTCTGAGTTATGGTTTACCTGGAATCCGAGACGTAAAAATGATCCGGTCGATATGCTTTTTCGCAGCGCGTTATTGCCGACAAACGCGACAGTAATCAAAGCAAACTGGTCTGATAATCCGTTTTTCCCCGCTGTACTCGACCAGGAAAGACGTGACTGTTTACTCAAAGATCCAGATCAATATGACCACATTTGGGAAGGCGGCTATGCAACAATTAACAAAGGCGCATACTTCGTGCGCGAAATGCAAGAGTGCAAACGGCAAAACCGTATCACACGTGTGCCGCAAGATCCGCTGTTACCTGTTCGCGCTTTTGTTGACATTGGCGGAACCGGCGCAAAGGCTGATGCGTTTGCAATGTGGATTTGTCAGTTTGTCGGGAGGGAGATACGAGTACTCAATTACTACGAAGTACAGGGGCAGCCATTTCCCGCACATGTGGAGTGGCTACGTTCAAACGGCTATGGCACTGGCAAGTGCAGTATTTGGCTCCCGCATGACGGCGCGACACAAGATCGCGTATATGATGTATCGTACGAGTCGGTATTTCGGCAGGCTGGCTTTGATGTCAACGTAGTTCCCAACCAGGGTAAAGGCGCGGCTATGCAGCGTATCGAGGCCGTGCGCCGATGGCTTCATGCGTGTTGGTTCAACGAAGAAACGACAGTCGCGGGCCGCGACGCGCTCGGCTGGTACCACGAGAAAATAGACGAGGTGCGCGAGATAGGCCTCGGGCCTGATCATGACTGGTCAAGCCACGGTGCGGATGCGTTCGGGCTAATGGCCATAACCGCTGAAGCACAATTTGAACCTATCAAACAGCCGCAACGCTATCAATCTATGTCGTGGATGGGGTAGTCAACTACTCCACCTGTCAATTTATCATCTATATACAATAAGTTAGTCTTCGTGTATAACTGCGCGTAATTACCACAAAAGCGCATGCGATGGAATACGAAGATAAGGACGAAGGCACCAGCAAAGACGAGGATTTCTTAGAAGACATCCGCGAAAAGTTTATGCTTGCTGTTCAGCGCGAAGAAGAAAACCGCGAACTTGCGCGGCAAGATATCGATTTCGGTGTCTTCGGCGAACAGTGGGATAGCCAAGTTCAAAAGACTCGAAGCGATGAAGGCCGCCCTTGTCACGTTATCAACAAATTCCCCGCACATATCCGGCAAGTCGTAAACGACGCCCGCCAGAACAAACCATCGATCCGTGTCCGCCCTGTAGACGATAATGCTGACATCAAAACCGCTGAGGTTATTAATGGTTTGATCCGCAATATCGAGGTCGTCAGTAAAGCAGACATTGCTTATGATACAGCGATTCAACAATCAGCCACCGGCGGCTTCGGTTATATCCGAGTCAATGTGGATTACGCGTATGACGATACGTTTGACAAAGAAATAAGCATTGAACGAATACTTAATCAATTCTCTGTTTACGGCGACCCGTATAGCACAAGTGCTGACGGCTCTGACTGGAACTGTGCGTGGGTATGCGACCGCATACCTAAAGACGAATTTGAAGAAAAATACCCTGATTTCACGCCGACCGACTGGGAAGGCGACTACAAAGATCAAGATTTTGAATACTTAAACGATGACGGCGTGTGGATCGCTGAATACTGGCACCGTGAGGAAATAGTCAAGAAAATATGCTTGCTCTCGAACGGCGCGACCCTGGATGAAGACGTCTACGATGAACAAATCGAAGTTTTCCAGGCGCTAGGCGTCGTTAAAACCGAGTCACGGGAAACTAAAAGCTACAAAGTAACGCAGTACATTATCTCGGGCAAAGACATCCTCGAGACGAATGAATGGGCCGGGCAATACATTCCTATCATTCCTGTTTACGGCGAGGAAGTCGTATCAGGCGAAAAGCGGCAATTCAAATCGCTGATCCGCGACGCAAAAGACGCGCAAGTACTCTATAACTTCTGGCGTTCGGCTGAAACCGAGGCCATGAGCAATCAGTCGAAAGCACCTGTAGTCGCTGAGGAAGGCTCACTGGTTGAAGTCGAGAAGTGGAATACTTCGAACGTAAAAAATTACCCTTACCTCTTATATCGCAAAGGCGCAATGCCGCCGGTTCGGCAACCCTTCCCGAGCATTCCCGCCGGTATGGTTCAGCAATCACAGAGCGCGGATATGGACATCAAAGCCACAATGGGCATGTTCGGCGCATCGATTGGCGAACAGGACAACGCAGTCTCAGGCCGGGCAATCCTGGCAAGACAGCGCGAGTCTGACACCGGCACATTTCACTTTATCGATAACCTGTCGCGTTCATTGCGGCATATCGGCTGCATTATCGTCGACCTTATCCCTCACGTATACACTCCGGGCCGCGTGATCCGCGTACTTGGCGAAGACTTGCGCGAAACTGTCAACGTCAAAACAGCCGCCGAAGGGCAAACCCCTGACGTTGGGCAAGGCATCTATGATCTGACGACCGGCAAGTACGATGTCGTGGTAGACACCGGCCCCGGCTTCACTACGAAGCGTCAAGAGTCCGCAATGCAGATGATCGAACTTATGCGCGTGAACCCCGCCGCCGCTTCGATCATGGGCGATTTGCTGGCTAAGAACCTAGACTGGCCGGGCGCTCAAGAAATAGCGGAACGTTTCAAAGCGATGTTACCGCCTCAGTTACAGGGCCAGAACCCGCAGTTGATGCAGATGCAGCAGCAGTTACAGCAGGCACAGCAAATGTTGCAGCAAATGCAACAGCAGCTTGAATCCGGCAAGATCGATAAGTCAGTTGACATCAAGAAAGTCGAAATTGACGCATACAAGGCTGAAACTGACCGGATGCAGGTCATGGCTCCGGCAATGGGGCCGCAAGAGATTCAAGCACTGGTTATCCAGACATTACAGCAGGTTTTGCAAACAGGCGACATAACGCCGTTTGCTAAACAGCAAGCCGCTCAACAACAGCAGGCGATGCAGCAACCCTCTATGCAACAACAGGCAATGAGCCAGCCTCCTATGGCTCAACAACAAGGAGTTTTACCGCAATGAGTGAATATGACGAGGGCCAGCCATTAGACGATGAGTCGACCGCACCCGAACAATTCGAAGAAGCTGAACAAGA